TGGGCACTCCTTAGTCGCTGGGCATGACTTTGACTTTGTACTTGGTGGACACGCCTTACCCTTACCCACTCGAGCTGTTGTAGTAACCCACTTCTTTGTCAGAGTACTCGCGGCCTTTCCACATGCCGTTGGACACGCTGGATCTGTATAGTAGCCTGCACAATCCACTGGACACACAGTAGTCGCTGGACAAGTTTTGTCTTTAGTCGCGGGTGGACACGCCTTACCCGTACCCACTTGAGCTTTTGTAGTGATCCAATTCCTTTTTACAGTGGTTTTTGCAGTACCACACGCTGTTGGACATGCTGGATCTGTGTAGTATCCTTCACAGTCTACTGGGCATGGTATGATAGTTCCGCAATTTCTAGTTTGGGTCTCACCATCTGAATATGGGCATTGACTTCCACCGTGTGCGGCTTCTTTGGTCACGCTATACGTCCTAGATTGTGATGGTTGTGTACCACAAGAACCTGTGCATGTTCCCCAACCACCATTTGGACCCCAAGTTCCTTCACAATTGACGGGACCAGGTGGACCTGTACACGTTTCCCATTCTGAAAGTCTTTTTTCACCTGTACAATTTTCAGCTTCTAATGCGAGTTTAAAATATTCTTGCCAACCCTGTTGATCATAACCAACCAGTGCAGCTCTATCTTCTTTTGATACCACACACCCATTTGCACTTCTTTGCCAAGTACTTGAATATACACACGCTGGTGGTGCAACGGCGTTAGCGGGACATTCGACGTCACACGCAGAAGCATAATTCTTTACACATGTACCTTTACCGAGCGCTTCTTTATAGTCTGGTGCATTTTCATCAAGAGTATATGTACGCATTCCTCGTCCACATTTATCCGCTTCCGAACCATCCAGGACGACACCATCTCTCATACATGGCCCCTCAATCCATGAATCGCCTTTACAAGGTTCGTCACACACAATATTACATGGTCTAAAGTCAGATTCACATTTACCATCACCAATGGCCGCCTTGTAACCTGATGCATTTGGATCGAGAACCCATTCTTCAACACCCTCGCCACATTTACCAGTGGTTCCGTCTAAGAGTTGACCTGTTTGCCTGTTGTGACAGGACTTCTTTTTGACATATTCAGTTCCACTACAGTCTGAAGGTTCTATCTTGGTAAGTTTGGCTACACCATCTACGACTTTGTACTCAAAAGTTGGTGCTTTGTCTTCACCTAAAAAGTCAAATGGATCCTCACCCTTGTACTTTTTGTAACCCACATAGGCTACAGCCGCCATTACTGGTAACATCATGAGTAGTAAGAGTAGTAATGTACCACCCCCACCTCCTCCTGGAGATCGATAACTTCGATACATACCTATTAGACACTTAGAAAATTAGTTCGTTCCTATGGTAATGAAAGTTCACAACTGCGTTGTCAAGGCGAGTGTACCAAAATCGGACTACGAAAAACTCAAAACCAAAATTCGTAGAACAACTCTGGGCTACGGTACTGCACTTTCATCTGTCTATTTCATTACACATGGCGCAGAAGAGGGTGTATCCGCTACATTAGGGGTGGCATCGTCGCTCGCCTACATCGGTCTACTCACAAAAAGTGTGGATAATATTGAAAATCCTTCACCATTTCAAAAACAGTTATTGGTTCCCGTGGGTACCGCTATTTTTGAAACTATGTGGAATAATGCTCCGTTTGGGTTTGATTTTGACTATGGCGCAACTCTCATGGGTTTCCTTGCCTACAAAGTTGCCCTCCTCACAGTTGTCTACGAAGAGGTTCGTAAGATGCTTTTATCATCTGACGACGTTACACTTGAGAGCAAAGAAGAGGATCCATGCGAGGACAATGTCAAGGGTATAGTGATCCCGAGTGAGGACGGATACGACCGATGAAATCGCGGGCCACATGGGCCAGAGAGGGGCACCTACAAAGTTTGAAGTTACGACGCTGAGGGTTGTATGACCCGAAAATGTATAATCATTACAAAATGCAAATCTTGGTTTAAGCTTGCAAGGCTCTTGCTTTGTGTAAGGCATCACAGTCACTGCGTTACACACGGCTCTTGCAAAGTACATGAGGGTCATGAGTAGAAGATAATCATTCTTCTTTTTTGACGACCACGAGGGCCATGCGTAAAGGAGGAAAAGGATGGGTACAGCAAGGAGGTAATCTGGGAGGTGTTCATGTTTCTCCCAATTTGGGAGAAGATGAAACCCGAGATCATAGATTGGACCACCTGTACCATTCCCTTTTTGTGCGGAAATGTAGTACCCAACCAACACATTCACCACAAGTGAAAGAAGGAATACTATCCAAATCATCTATTGTGATATATGCTTAGAAATTTTCCTAATCTCACCAGTCACGATGTACTCATCAATCTTGTTGGCGATGCCTCGACCAATACCTGGGATCTTCAAAAGTTCAGTGCCATTCGTTACTTCAAATGGAAGTTTGCGAATAGTGTCAGCTGCGTTTTGGTAAGCAGAAGACTTATGGTAGTCTTCTTCTATATCGGCAAGTGTTTCCAATTGATCCGCGATATTTTCATTGGTATCAAAAGTTCTGAGAAATTCATTCACTTTTCTGATGATACCTTTGCCAATACCCGGTAGGTGGGCAAGTTGTTCGCCATATTTCACCTTGAAATCGAGGCGGTAGATGGTATTGGCAGCCCTTTCATAAACAGCTTGTTTGAATTCATTTTCTTCTTCTTGAGCAAGCTTATCAAAAGCATCCGTGAGTTCCACATTGTAAGAAACAAAGAAATCTTCGTCATCGTCACTGTCATTAGACGCAATGGATTCGTCATCACTGACCTCTGCGTATTGAAGCATAGTTTCGTACTCAAGAAGGGCTTTTTCTTCTTCACATTGTTGAAGGCGCTTCTTGAGATCGGCGTTCTCCTTTTCAAGGTTGGCAATGTAGGTGGCAATAGATTGAGAGTTCATGTTTGAGACTTGTGACTTTTTGGTATAGGTGAGGTGACTTAGGTACTTAAAAATTGGTTACTACCAAAAAAATATCAGTAATATAATATAAAATGTCCAAGGGTGCCATAATTGGTGTTGTTGCTGTATTGCTGATGTCATACTCAGCAGGCGCCGTATTCATGATGGGTGGCGATGATGATGAGAAGAAAACCGGTCCTTCAGTTGGACCGACTCCTTCGGATGAATTAACGGGTTGTATTCAAACCGCTAAAACAAACTACACGGGTGGTATTTGTAAAGGTGATATAGCCAGAACAAGCGCAGAGTGGTGCTGTTCAGAGTATGGAAAGAAAAAGGGATTTCAGTGGGTAGACAGAGCAACTGTTCCGTGTGAAGGTGAATGGATATTACTCGACGAAGATGCTCGACCATTTTGTGATGACGGTAGTGGCAAGTGTCTTAAGACCCAAAAAACTTATGCAGAAGGTGGTAGATGTTCAGGAGATTCAAATATAAAAAGAGCAACCAACTGCTGTTCACCACAAAATACATATAAAGGATATACATGGGCTTAATTAGTGTAAATTCGCATCGGCTGTGTAATATGTCTTTCCCTTCATTACAAAACTATGGACACGGGCATAGCCCCAAGCTTGTGGAGAAGCACCAGGTCTGTGACCAGTTCTCCACGCGGCAAGACCTCTATTATAAACGGTCTGGAGAGTTTTGAGAGGAATCTTTGTAGCCTTCGCAATCTCTGGGAGTGATTTTACTTCAGATCCGTACTTCTTTCTAAACTTTTGGGTATATGAAGAAGTGCGAGTCTTCACACCCTTATCAGTCTTAAAGTCTTTGTAATCCTTCTTGAGCATCTTCTTGTAGCGCGTCTCCACAGACTTGAGGGTTCTAAGACCCCGAAAGTATTTGAGTGGTGCATAGATCTTACCCTCAGTTCTACGCAGTTCTCTCACTTTTTTGGCAATCTCCTGATCCGTCAGGGGCATCTTAATTATTATGTAGATTTATTTCAATGAGCTGGAGAGACAATTCTGGTACATGTTGTTTATTATCGACAGTTTTAGGTTTAATCGTTAGTGGTATGATGTTCCGAATCATGACCGACCCAGGTACTTAACGGCAGCAAGAATGTTTGGAAAGATCTTCTTGCCGAAACGAACTCTACCCGACTTGGCCGACATCCATCCCTTGTGTCCATTGTAATAACACCTTTGGATATCAACCATTATAAAAATATGAGATTATTTTACAGAAAGGTGAGATGGGTCTGACAATTATTATGGGAAATATGTTTTCTGGTAAAACTTCTGAACTCATTCGGAGACTTAAGCGCTACAAAGTCATAGGCAAAAAAATTGTTGTCATTAATTCTTCAAAAGATACTCGGTCTTCTGAAGAAGTCCTTAAGACGCACGATGGTGTGGAGTTTCCATGTCTGAAAGTTCCTCACATTTCTCATTGTATCATAAAGGAATCTTTCTGTAATGCTGATATTGTAGCTGTTGATGAAGCACAGTTTTTTACGCAACTCAGAGACTTTGTCCAAATGTGTCTGTTCCTTAAAAAGTCTGTCATCATAGCTGGACTCGATGGTGACTACAAACAACGAAAGTTTGGGGAAGTTCTTGATTGTATTCCAATGGCGAGTGATGTTGTGAAACTCTCCGCACTTTGTATGGATTGTAACGACGGTACACCTGGACCATTCACGAAGAGAATCGTCCAGAATGATGAGTTGGAACTTGTTGGTGGTCATGATTGTTACAAGGCGGTCTGTAGACATCACTTAGAATCTATGGATGTCCAAAATAAGAACCACTCGTTTCTCCAAGCTGCGTTTGACAAGGCGGTGGAATCGAGAATGGTCGAATAAAAAGTCGTTTCCTGGACTGTGGAGGTGCCCACCATTTGAGGTATAGAGCACGCAATGTTTGCCGCCTTTAATCGTGAGGTGATATCTCAACATGAGATTACTTTCGGCGCGGTGTGCGGGTATGGTCATGGGACCATCTATGACGGCAAACTTGGCGGTTTCTTTATCCACACATGGAATTTGATCAATTATTTTTTGAACTTCGGGAAAGTCCTTGACCTCGTAATAGTAGTACTTCTTGTTCTTCTTGAACCAGGGATCGAGATCATGAAAGTATTTCTTCTTTGCGTTCCCCAGACCTTTCTCATATTCAAACAGGATTTTATTGTAGTTTGCCTTGACAAACCAAAGGTTGGGGTAATCCAGTGTGTCATACTCAAACTTGTGTAATACAATGTCTACGAGTGTGTTTCGCATCCCAACAAGTGGCCTGAGTGGATTTTGAAAGTACAGTCTATCTATGGGAGACTTCAGATAATCATGGAGTACGAGAAACACTGGTACCCAGAGGAGGCGCCACATTAATTTCTCAGTATAAAATAAAAATGCCAGGTTACGGCAAGCGAATGGAAAAGTATGCCCCAGAGCCCACCAACGAAGTCCAGGATGTTGAGCAGCGCTTTGTGATGCCAGTGTTGCCAAAGTTGTCCCTCGTCCAATTGACCATCCTCGCGATGATCCTCTACTATGCGTGGTCAGTGCGTAAGATGAACAAGGCTGTTGTCTCCACTGCGATGCTCGCCATTGGTCTCCTTCACATGTACGATCACATGTACCGTGTCAAGCGTGGTGACGAACGCCTCTTCTTCTTCCCAGAAGCGAAGAAGGAAGGCTACTGCAGCATGTGCCAAAAATAAATTACTCGTAAATTGTAAGTATGTACGTCAAAATCGTTCGAAGCCCTGACAAAAAGAAGAAGTTCAGGGCAATCCTCGGTGACGGTAGGACTGTTGACTTTGGTGCCAGTGGATATTCAGACTACACCAAACACAAGAATCCTTCGCGTATGCGCTCATATGTTTTGAGACACGGTGGTCAAGTTCCAAAGCGCATCGTGGCTGAAAGAGACCCCAAAAAGATTCACAAGATGATGCGGGACGTAAACAAGAGTGACAAAGAAGACTGGAAGATGAGCGGTATCGACGGAGCTGGTTTTTGGTCACGTTGGTATCTCTGGAGTCAACCAACAATTCCAGAGGTACAAAGGTTCATGACAAAGAAGTTTGGGATTAAATTCGTCTAATTATTAGCTAAACCACGCTTCTTTAGGTTAGCCTTAAGGTCCGCCATAAGGGCAGCTCTTGGGTTGAGACTCATGGGTCTTGGCGGAGGTGGAGGTGGAGGTGGGGGTGCCATTCTTCTTGGGGAAGTGCGGACAGCTTGTCGTGGCGCCTTCGGCTGCGTGGGTTCAGCCTCCTTGAGAACCATTTTACACACCTTGATGAACTTTTTGGCGCTCTTAGCTTGATTTTCGAGACTTGGCTCACCCTTCGTCTTCTTCTTTGGCAACTTTGCCATGAGCTCCTTCTTTGAAAGTCTGACCCGTTTCCCCTTGACATCTTTGGTCACCCTGAAGCCAAGGTTCTTGACCTTTTCTTTGAGTTTTTCGTACTCCATTTAATATAGGTTGGGAAATTAATAGTAGCGGACACCTGCCCTTGAGGCGGCATCATCAATTTCATCAACCATTTCCCATGCCCAGAGACACTCTTGAGCGTCTTGATGTTCGCAAATTGAATGCGCAAGATCAAGAGCTTCGTGTAGAATCATCTTGAGACGCATCTGCCTTGTGGTGATTTGTTTTTGTTCCCTCAATGAGGGTGCTTCATACATATGTTGGAGAGCGACGCGTGTAATTTCCGCCTTCTTCATTTCATAGTGGATTTCCTCACTTCGAGAAGCTGCGGCGATGTTGTATCTGCGGCGTGTAGGGTTGGAAGGAGGTGGAGACCAGTACCCAAACCTCTTGAGTGTCCTCACCATTAAATATCTATCGGAAGATATTTTTAAGACCATTTAAGTCGTTCCACAAATCTTCTGAATAAGTAGGGAGTGAGTTCACTTAAGGATCCAAATGGTACATAACGATAATCTGGAAAGTCTTCACCCATACCCAAAAGTTGGGCAATTTTGTATCTCGTGTGTGGACAGGTTCGCGCGTGTTTAATATCTTCTGAATTGTGTGTCGCCAAGAGAGTATGTACATTGTCACCCGCACCAAGGGACATATTGAGTCCATCTCTAAATGATTTGTCTACGGCTGCTTTGTTGGAGAGGAGACCGCCCTGCCTTCCCAAATACGCACCGCGCACCAATTTGACTCCAAGTTGTATCCCATTCTTTTCCGCAGCGCGAAGGTCTAATTCAAGTTCTTTGAGTGCGGTGATTCGATACATCTGATATGTTTTGAAAACATGGGGTTGATACTTATTGAATTCTAACATCATGTCATATGTTTCTTTGGGATACAATACATCTTCAGCGTCAATACAAATCTGACAATTATTATTGATTCCATGTTGGATGAGTTTTTTCATGTGAGCCACC